AGAAATTAATGAAATTATCATTTTTTTACCTCCTTTCTTGATACGGGGCGGATTTACCGCCCCATTTTGATTACAAAAAACGGTAGGAAATTATATGAAATTAAACATTTTAGGCACAGAATATACACTCGAATTTAGGAGCCGCAGCGATGATAGCTATCTACAGGAGGGGAATGATGGCTATTGTGATGAAACAACAAAAGAACTTATTGTTGAAGATATGGAGCCGGAACACGGATCCAAAAGGAACCTGAAAGATTACCAAAAAAAGGTTATCCGGCATGAGATAGTACATGCGTTTCTGTTCGAAAGCGGTTTGTCGGAAAATTCTACGTGGATACACAACGAAGATGCTATTGATTGGATATCTTCACAGATGCCGAAGATGGTACAGGTTATGATGGAGGCTGATGCTTTGTGAGGAGGTGGGATGTGTGAATCCAAGGCAGAAACAATTTGTAACTGAATATGTGATTGATTATAACGCAACACAAGCTGCGATAAGGGCAGGATACAGCCAAAAAACAGCCTACAGCATAGGGCAAAGATTGTTGAAAAAAGTTGAAGTGCAAAATGCGCTTGAAGAGCTGCAAAAACGCAAGCGAAGAGAAAATATTTCAGAAGCTGAGGAAGTGGAAGAATTTCTTTCTATCTCTATGCGAGGGGAACTTGAAGAAGAAGTTGTGGTTGTTGAGGGAACAGGTGAAGGATGTTCGGATGCAAGGATAATTAACAAGCAGATTTCAGCGCGTGACCGCCTAAAAGCCGCCGAACTCCTGGGCAAAAGATATGGCCTATTTACTGATCGTCTGCAGCTTGACCCTGATGCGCTTGTGCGCATCATAGACGATATACCGAAGGAGCGGTAAGCGTGCATGCATGTTAAGCTTACGGATTTGATTGCGCCATCTTTTTATAGCGTGCATCAAGCGGTAAAAAACAACGCATACACGCACTATCTGTTGGGCGGAGGACGCGGAAGCACAAAATCTACATTCGCGGGGGTTGAAATGATTCTGGGGATTATGCAAGACCCCGAGGCAAACGGTATTGCGCTGCGGAAGGTTGGCCTTTATCTCAAGGAAAGTGTGTTTTCGCAGCTTGTCTGGGTTATCGACAAGTTGCAAATAGCTCATCTATGGGATATAAAACTAAATCCGCTTGAACTTACATATAATCCTACAGGGCAAAAAATATTATTTAGAGGTGCTGATGATCCAAGGAAGTTAAAATCAATTAAACTGCAAAAGGGATATTTTAAGTATATTTGGTATGAAGAGCTGGATGATTTTGCAGGTATGGAAGATATCCGGATAATTAACGAATCGCTCCTGCGTGGCGGTGATATCTTCTGTGTGTTATATACATATAACCCGCCGAAAAGCCAGCGAAACTGGGTAAATGCCGAGGCATTGATTGAGCGTTCAGATAGATTGGTGCACAACAGCACTTATTTGGATGTGCCGCAACACTGGTTAGGCGCACAGTTTTTAATTGAGGCAGAGCACCTTAAGGAAACAAGGCCGGACCTGTACGCACATACATATCTTGGTGAGGTAACGGGAACCGGAGCGGAAGTATTCAGCAACATCACATTGCGCAAGATTCTTAAGGCCGAAATTGAAAAGTTTGACAAAATAAAAAATGGCCTTGACTTCGGTTATGCCGGGGATCCGCTTGCCTTCATAAAAATGCACTATGACAAAACGCGAAAAAGGCTGTATATCTTTGATGAGATATATCAAGTCAAACTTGGCAACACGGCAGCCGTTGAGCTAATTAAGAAAAAGAATCCTGAAAACATCCTGATAACAGCTGATAGTGCGGAGCCAAGGACTATTGCAGAATTTAAGCGGCAGGGGCTCAAAATACGAGGAGCAAAAAAAGGACCGGACAGCATAGACCACGGCATCAAGTTTTTAAGTGAGGAAATAGAAGAAATAATCATAGACTCGAACCGCTGCCCGAATGCAGCCAGGGAGTTTATGGGATATGAGATTGAGCTTGATAAGCACGGCAATCTCAAGGGTGAGTATCCGGACAAAGACAACCACGCAATTGACGCTGTACGGTACGGAATGGAAAGCGAAATGTTAGCGAAGAGAGGACTTAGAACATTCTAAGTTCTTTTTTATTGGAGGATAAATTGAGCATACAAGACTGGTACAAAAAAATCGTTAAAGGAGTTAGAGCAGGAATTATGACAATACAACAGCACGACTTGAGAGACGTGCAGATTACATCACTGATTACAGAGTGGTTTGCGTCTGATGAGCGAAAGCTCATGCTGACAGGAGAGCAGTATTACGAAGTAGACAACGATATTCTGGAACGCAAAATCGCTAAAACTATAAATAACGTTGAAATTGAAGAAACCTACAAGGCCAACAATAGGCTTGCGCATGCAAAGTATAAAAACCTTGTTGACGAAAAGGTGACATATCTGCTATCTGCAGATTACGCCTTAGATTGTCCAGATAACAAGGAATATAGTCAGAAGTTGAGGGAAGAGTTAGGCAGGCACTTTAGCTACAAGCTGATGGGGTTAGGTTACGAGGCAAGCAACAAAGGAATTGGATGGCTACAGACGTATATCGATGAACAAGGTGCATTCCAGACAATGATTATTCCTGCGGAACAATGCATCCCGATTTGGTCAGATGCCTCTCATACAAAGCTTAATGCCATGATACGGGTATATAACGTTACTAAGTGGGATAAAGACGGCAAAAAAAAGGTGCTTACCTATGTTGAGCACTGGACACCCGAAGATGTGACTACGGGACAGCTCAACAATGGTAGATTTTTTATTCCGGATACAGATGGAGCGAAAGGTCACTTTGTGCGTACCGGGATAAATGGTGATGTATACGAAAGTTGGGGACGTGTGCCATTTGTCCCTTTCAAAAACAACCGAAAAGAATTGCCGGACATTAAATTTATAAAGACACTGGTTGATAATTACGATATAACAAGGAGCGATGCGGCCAACTACCTTGAAGAAGTTAAGAACCTGATCTTTGTGCTTAAGGGGTACGGTGGTGAAGATATTGCGGATTTTATGGCGAAAATTAATTTGTATCGTGCGATTATAATTGATGATCCGGAGCATGGCGGAGTTGATACGCTTAATCCTTCCGTAGATATCGCAGCTCTAAAGGACCACTACGACCAGCTAAAAAAAGATATCGTAGAAGATGGCCAGGGGCTGAATCACGACCTGAGCCGCTTTAGTTCGGCGCCAAGCGGGGTAACGTTAAGCTTTTTGTTCAGAGGGCTTGACCTTAAATGCAACGCGTTGGAAGTCGAATTTAAAATGGGGTTTGAACAGCTGCTGTATTTCGTAAATCGTTATTGGGAGATTACCGGAGAGCCTACTTTTGAGGATGTGCCGATCGATATTATCTTTAACCGCGAGGCAGAGATTGATGAAAGCGAAGTCATTGATAACTGTGAGAAATCGCACGGAGTAATCAGTAAACGCACAGTTCTGCTGAATCATCCCTGGGTAGATGATGTAGATTCAGAGTTGGAGCAGATAAAACAAGAAGAAGAGGATGACGAAGATCCCAAGTATGAACATAAAGTGCCAATAGGTAATGACGATGGCCAAGAACAACAGTGAGTACTGGGAAAAGCGCATTGCGAATCATACCTGGACGACCTATAACAATTTGGAAGAGAGGAGCCGCGCGCTCCTTGATTTGTATAAAAAAGCAGCAGATGACATCACAAACGAACTTTACGCCTTGGCGCAAAAGGTTAACCGGGGCGAGGTTTTAACCCGCTCAGACATGTATAAGTTTAAGCGCTTGGAAAAGCTGCGGAAAAGTTATCATGATACGATGCAGGAATTAGGCGCAAGAGTTGAAGATATCGGAAGAACCAGCATGCTGGAAGGTGGGCTTGAGGTATACGAAAATATACGCACGGAGCTCGGAGATTTCGACTTTGCATTGCCGGATGCAAGGCTCATGGAAGAAATGATAGATAGGCCGTGGCTGGGCAAAAACTTCTCCGGACGCGTATGGGGAAATATAAAAGCACTTGAAAAAGAGTTAAATCGCACACTAATGCAAGGGCTTGCACAGGGTAAAACAG